CCTTGACGTGGTCCCCGCGCCTGCCGACTCTATCGGCGTGCGCCCGATCCGCTTGTCAGACGACGGCGCTGACGACGTCATGGCGTGGCTCTCCGGCCAAGGTCTGCTGCTGTCGCACCCCAACCAAGAAGGCTGGGCTGGCGTGATCTGCCCCAACTCAGCCGAGCATACCGACGGCAACCCCGAGGGCCGTTACATGCCCGCCAACCGCGCTTACTGCTGCCTGCACAGCCACTGCGTTGACTTTGGCTCTAGCGCGTTTCTTGAGTGGGTGTCAGACAATGGCGGCCCTAAGCACGCCCCTGGCTTACGTGATGAGCTACTGACCTTGGCCATGGATCAGGCGCTGTCTAAGATCAAACCAACCGAGGCATTCCCCGACGCGGCTGCGGCCATCATCGCCGAGGTCGAGCGCAAAGAACTGGGCCGCGTTCAAAAGGCGCAGTGGTATGAGCGCTTCGCCTACATTCAAGACGACGAATCGTATTTTGACATGCAAGACCGCCGCGAGATCTCCCGCAGCACTTTCAATGCTTTGTTTCGGCATATATCTTGCAATTCAATCCATGGCAAGCGCCCCAAGATTGAGGCGTCGGTTTGCTTTGATGAGAACCGTCAGGAATGCGGCGCCAAAGCGCTTGTGGGTATAACGTATGCCGCCGGTGAATCGGTCATTGTGGCCCGTGATGGTGACCTCTACGGCAACCGCTGGCGCGACGCCCGCCCCCCAGTGGCCGCCGGTGACATCACCCCATGGATGGATCACTGCAAAACCCTTGTGCCTGATCAGCGCGAGCTTGACCACGTCCTGAACGTGATGGCCTTTAAACTGCAACACCCCAGCATCAAGATCAATCACGCCGTGTTGCATGGTGGTGACCAAGGGTCGGGAAAAGACACCATGTGGGCGCCGTTCATTTGGGCCGTGTGTGGCCCCCACCTTAAGAACCGTGGCCTGCTGGACAATGACACCATGAGCAGCCAATTTGGTTATGCCTTGGAATCTGAAATTTTAATATTGAATGAGTTGAAAGAACCCGACGCAAAGGAAAGGAGAGCATTAGCGAATAAGCTAAAGCCCATCATCGCCGCGCCCCCTGAGATGCTGACCGTCAACCGTAAGGGCTTGCACCCTTACCAAATGGCGAACCGCGTGTTCGTGCTGGCCTTTTCCAATGACCCCGTGCCCATCTCGCTAGATTCGCAAGACCGCCGGTGGATGTGCATCTGGTCGCACGCCCCCCGCATGACCACCGTGGCCGCCACCCGCATGTGGGCCTGGTACAAAGCCGGCGGGTTCGCGGCCGTGGGCGCCTGGCTGCAAGCGCGCGACGTCTCCGCCTTTAACCCAGGCGCGGCCCCCATGATGACCGAATTTAAATTAAACCTTGTTGAGCACGGGATGAGCATGGCCGAGTCGTACCTTGTCGAGCTTATGCGCGGGCGCCTGGGCGAATTTTCCAAAGGCGTCGTGGCGTCCCCCTTCCATGCACTGTGTGACCGCGTGGCTGGCGCTGCGCCCGCCGGCGTGAAAGTCCCCCAGCCCGCCCTTCTGCATGCGCTCAAAGAGGCTGGGTGGGTCGATCTTGGGCGTGTGGCGTCCGGTGACTTTCAAAGTAAAAAGCACATGTTTTGCGCGCCCGAGATGGCCAGCCGGCCAAAGTCAGAACTGCGCCGCATGGTCGAGGATATACCGGCGCCCCTGGCCGTGCGCTTAGTGAAATGACAATGCCACCGCCTACGGCGTCGACATAAAAAAAAAGGCCCCTATTGCTAGGGGCCTTAACTTCTATAGATCAAGAAGGATGGCAATCAACGCTGCCAGTATAAGGGCGATTAGTAAAACCATCAATAGGCGCTCCGCATCGCTTCCATGGCGCCCCGACCCATAAGCCGGCGCGCGTCCGGGCCTTCGGCCAGGGCCATCTTGTATTCATGCTCCGATACCTGGCCGCGCTCATAGCGATAACCCAAGTCCACATAATAATGGTCGGCGTACGTGAGCGGCGCCCATGGCGCGATGATCTCCCGCATAAGCGGGTGCAAATTATCCTTCACTCTCATATAGATCCTCTCCGGTGTATATGGCCGCTGGGGCCGTGTTTAAATTATCATAAAAGCCCGTGAGCGTATTTTCGCCGCCGTAGGGCGCGCCCTTACCCTGGTGACCCCGGCCACTGTTTAACGCGTAATAACGCGTCACATAATCGGCCGTGCTCATACCGTCCCAGTAGTTCGGAAAATAGCGCCGCTCCGGCCCCTTACTTTTTACAATCTTATGCTTACCGGTGCATTTGGCATGCTCATTCATTACCGCGCCGGCGTGATCGTCGTTGACAATGTAGATTGTCCGGCCTAATTTCATTTTTAGCATGTGGCCACCTTATCAAGCGCTTCGCGTGCGCGATCTAATGCAATAGCCAAATTTTCAACCCGTGCATTGTCCGGGAGATCCGGCGCCACCAGGTCGACGTAAAAAACAAGCGCATGCAGCGCGTCAATTAAATTTTGATCCATACTGTACCCCAGGTTATAGCGCGCACCAGCGCGCGCCCCTATACGGCCACCAGGGCCGCATACAGTCGCGCGCTAGATAGTGCAGCAGCCGCAGCATGGCGCATCAATGCACCGGCCGCGCGGGTTACGGTAGAACGTACTAGGGCCGTTTTCACCGTAGAAAACAACGCGAGAGTCGCCCGGCTCTTCCAGCCAGGCGCGGCGCGTTATTGTGTCAAATTTAATATCATCGCCGGGGTTTATCCGGGCGCCGGATCGGCTACAGTGGCCGGGGTATTTTGCGCGCATGCTCTTAATTGTCATATATCACCCCATTAGATAAAATTTTAGTTAAGTTGGCCGCTGGTACATAGCGCACCGTGCCGCCGTTTTCATGTGGTATAAACGTGCCGGCAAAGTCAACGGCCACCACGGCGCCGTCGACGGCCACCACCACGCCGCGCGCGTCGGCCGTGGGTTTATCGTGACCCAGCCGGCGCACTACGGCGCGCGAAAATGCTACTTGGTCATTTATTGAAAATTTCATGATGCAAGCCTTAAATTGATTGTGCGATGACGTGAGCCATGCGCGGGAAAACCTACAATGGCCGCGCGCTGGCGCTGGCATAGTTGGCACGTCGCGCAGCTCACGTCGTCGCGCTGGGTGGCCGGGCAAACGACGACCGGGCGGCCGGCTGGCGTTTTTAGGTTTTCGTTTTGCGTGCTAGGTAAAACGACGACGACGGGGCCGGCGTTTTGATCGGCCAAATAATCGGCGTCGTTTAAATCATTGGCCGAAAGGTTGACAGTGAAACCCCAATTATTGGCGTGCCGGATCCAGCCAATAGACGCGGCGTCGCGATGGTGCGAATAAGTAAACCCGCGTTTATCTTTATTGGCCGCGACCAATTGGCCTAATTTAACCGGGTCGATTGTGCCGTTTTGCTGGGGTAGGTCGCCGGCTTGATTGTGGCGCCAAATTTGATTGTCGGGTAAACGCGCGATTGTCTCGCAGAATTCGCCCCAGGACGTGCCGCGCGTTTTCATGGATACGGCGGCCCAATGGAGCGCCAGTGGCCCACTGGCTGCGTAGCATTCGGCCTTCATTTTGCAATCAGCCGGGCAACTGTTGCGCTCGGTCGTTGACACTGGAATTGGGCCGGTTTTGACGTTCGCGCTTTTGAGTGTTAAATGTACTTGCATGTTATTTCACCAGTACGTCAAAATACGCCAGGGCGCCGATTAGCAGCGCGCCAGCGATAACGACGGCGGCCAGGATATCTAAAAATGCTTTTTTCATGTTGTTTTGCCTTTATGTTGTTGGCCGGCTTTGCGCCGGCCGGTTTGGTTTAGATAATAAATTCGGGGTGATTTGTCACACCGAAGGCCAGCGCATGAGCGCGCAGCGCTTCGGCGCTTTTTTGGCTGCGAGCGCAGCGAATGAGCGCAGATATAGCGCGCGCAACATAGTCAGGGCCTAAGCCAGCTGCGCGGTATTTTGTGATCAATTGCAATTCGCGAATTTCAGATTTGGTCATTTTGTTTTGCCTTTAGGTTAGTTGAATGTTTACTGGGTTTTGCTGGCCCAGTGTAGCTATTGTAAGGGATTGTCTTACACTGTCAAGCATTTATTTGCAACTATGCAAAAATTGCATAATCTTGGGTCATTTGGGTCACGATTAGGTTATGCATTCGCGCTGCGATGACCTAAGCGCCAGCCAGCGCAGATACTCACTTGCAATATACTTTGGGTCATTTGGGTCATTGTTTACAGATAACATCAATAATTTATATACTGTATATATAGACAGTGTAACGCCATGTTGACGACTCTACCCGCGCCGATTTTTGCAGCGTGACAAAATGACCCAAATGACCCAAAGCCGGGGAATTCCCTGGGCGCCAGATCTGCGCTTTTGGGTCATTTGGGTCACCAAAAAACAAATGACCCAAATGACCCAATGACATGTGCATGCTGGCGCCAGCTTGCAATTTAAAACCGTGACCCAAATGACCCAAATGACCTAAGGCCGGCGGCCGGCTGGCGCCAGCTTGCAGCATGCAACATGCGGCACAGTGGCTGCGCGGCCGGCCGGCATGGTCGCTGGCAAATACCCACAATGCCAGAATGGGTAGGGTAGGGCCGGCGGCAAAGGGCCGTCAGAAACGTACGGGCCGTGAACAATTTTTTTTCTATTAACCAAACTGCTTTAGGTTTTTTAATTTTTATTTTTTGTTGTAAACTAAAGGCTACGTGCAACCAGCATGGAGAGCCTATGTTCTATTCAATCCCATTTACACCGCGCAATGTGCAGGCAACAGAGTCGCGCTTAAAGGCGGTGTACGACGCTGCCAAACTTGGCCTCAAAGGCGACACGTTAGCTTTGGCCGCCGGCATGCTCCCCACCGAATACCGACAACTCACGCAACTTGATCCTGTTGTAGAGATGGCTGCGCAAAAAGGCAAAGCCGACGCTGAGATAGAGATGGCCAACATCGTGAGAGGCGCAGCCCTCCAAGGCGACGCTAAGATGGCGCTAGAAGTCTTGAAGCACCAGCACGGCTGGGTGGCCAAACAAGCCATATCTGTTGAGGTGGATCAGCGCATATCCATCACAGGCGCGCTGGCCGAGGCGGCTAAGAGGCTAGATGTAATTGACGTACAGGCCAAGGAGCAAAATGCAATCGACCATATACAGCGCTGAAGACGAACAGGAATTGATGGCGCGCCTATGGGCGCCAGCCATCAAGGACAACCCACTGGCGTTTGTGATGTTTGCGTTTCCATGGGGCCAGGCAGGCACGCCACTGGAACACTTCACTGGCCCACGCAAATGGCAGCGTGAAGTCTTACAGCAAATCACAGACCACATCAAACAGAACAACGGCAAACTGGATTACGACACCCTGAGAAGCGCCGTCAGTAGCGGACGTGGTATTGGTAAGTCGGCCCTAGTGTCATGGATCACAATTTGGATGTTGTCCACGCGGATTGGCTCAACGACTATCATTTCAGCCAACAGTGAGTCTCAACTCCGGTCAGTCACTTGGGCCGAGATAACCAAGTGGTTGGCGATGGCGCTTAACAGCCATTGGTTTGAGGTGTCAGCCACCAGGCTGATGCCGGCCAAGTGGCTCACCGAATTGGTCGAGCGTGATCTCAAGAAGGGCACACGCTACTGGGGTGTCGAGGGTCGGCTGTGGTCAGCGGAGAATCCCGATGCGTACGCTGGCGTACACAACTTTGACGGTGTGTTGGTTGTGTTTGACGAAGCGTCAGGTATTGACGACAGCATCTGGGCGGTCACGTCTGGCTTTTTTACAGAGAACACGCCTAACAGGTTCTGGATGGCCTTCAGCAACCCACGGCGCAACACTGGGTACTTTTACGAAGCGTTTAACAGCAAACGGGAGTTCTGGTCGACCAAGGTGGTGGACGCCCGCACGGTCGAGGGTACAGACAAACAGGTGTACCAGCAGATTATTGACGAATACGGCCCAGACTCAGCGCAGGCCCACGTCGAGGTGTACGGTCAGTTCCCGTCTGAAGGCGACGATCAGTTCATATCGGCGTTATTAGTAGACGACGCAATGAAAAGGCCGGCGTATAAAGACCTATCCGCGCCAATAGTGATCGGTGTCGACCCTGCACGCTTTGGCGCTGACGCAACGGTGATTGCAATCAGGCAAGGCAGAGACATTATTCGCATAGATCGCCACAGGGGTGACGACACCATGACCGTTGTTGGCCATGTCATTGAGGCCATTGAAGAATTTAAGCCTGCCTTGGTGGTAATTGACGAAGGTGGCCTTGGTGCTGGTATTGTTGACAGATTGAAGGAGCAGAGGTACAAGATTAAAGGTGTCAACTTTGGCAATAAATCTGCAAATCCGATCATGTATGGCAATAAAAGGGCCGAAATGTGGGGAAAAATGAAAGATTGGCTGAGAAGTGCAAGCATTCCAAAAGATAGGTTCTTGAAAACTGATTTGATTTCGCCTATGATTAAGCCAGATTCAAAAGGCACGATCTTTTTGGAGTCAAAGAAGGACATGAAGGCAAGAGGCTTGGCCTCTCCTGATGCTGCGGATGCAATATGTGTAACATTTGCTTTCCCTGTGGCTCACAGAGAGTACAATGCCAAAAATTCTCGCGTTCTAACTCAGAATCGTGCATCGGTTACAACCTCATGGATGGGGAGTTGATATATGGCTACTAAACCTGGGCTTTATGCCAATATTCACGCCAAACAGGCTCGGATAGCCGCTGGCTCCAAAGAGAAAATGAACAAGCCTGGCAGCAAAAACGCGCCAACGGCCAAAGATTTTAAAGACTCTGCCAAAACGGCAAAGAAGAAATAACATGGCAGATCCAACAGGCATGGTTGCAGCTGCTAACGTAGCAGCTGGTGGCAAACCCCCAAAGAGTGACTCTGACATACTGACCGTTGCCCGCGCACGTTTGGACATGGCTGTCTCTGCCCTTGCTGAGTCACGGGAAGACGAAATCGACGATCTGCGCTTTTACGCTGGCTCACCGGACAACCATTGGCAGTGGCCTGCTGACGTATTGGCCACCCGTGGCGCGGTGCAGGGTCAAACAATCAACGCCCGTCCTACTCTAACGATCAATAAACTACCCCAACACGTTCGTCAGGTGACGAATGACATGCGCCAGAACAGACCAGGCGCTAAAGTCATTCCCGTTGACGACGACGCTGACGTTCAAGTTGCTGAAATCTTCAACGGCATGATTCGCCACATTGAATACATCTCTGATGCTGATGTAGCATACGACACAGCCTGCGAGAATCAGGTGGCCTACGGTGAGGGTTACATCACCCTGATGACCGAGTATTGCGAACCCAACACGTTTGATCAAGACATCAAGATTGGCCGCATTCGTAACTCGTTTAGCGTCTACATGGATCCCCTGATTCAAGACCCAACGGGTGCGGACGCCAAATATTGTTTTATCACTGAAGATTTAACCAAAGCTGAGTACGAGCGTCAATATCCAGACGCTGCGCCTATTTCAACTTTGCAGTCTTTGGGTGTAGGCGATCAGTCAATCAGCAACTGGCTCAATGAAGACACTGTACGCATTGCCAGTTACTACTACATTGATTACGAAAAAGCCAAGCTGAACATGTACCCAGGCGGGCAGACGGCATTCCAAAACACCCCCGAAGACAAACAACTCAGAGCGTTTTACGGTGAACCCAAAAGAACTCGCGAGTCGGTTAACCCTAAAGTCAAGTATTGCAAGATCAACGGGTATGAGATTCTTGAGCAGAACGATTGGGCAGGCAAGTGGATCCCTGTCATTCGCGTGGTTGGCAATGAATTTGAAGTGGATGGCCGTTTGTATGTATCAGGATTGGTGCGTAACGCCAAAGATGCCCAGCGCATGTACAACTATTGGGTGTCACAAGAGGCTGAGATGTTGGCTTTGGCGCCTAAAGCACCGTTTATTGGCTACGGTGGCCAGTTTGAGGGCTATGAGGACAAGTGGAAGACGGCCAACACCAACAACTGGCCCTACCTTGAGGTCAATCCAGACGTTACAGACGGCCAAGGCGCTGTCTTGCCACTACCCCAGCGTGCGCAGCCACCAATGGCCTCCAGCGGGTTATTACAGGCCAAAGCAGGCGCATCTGAGGACATTAAGTCCACAACTGGCCAGTACAACGCTTCTCTTGGCATGGGTTCTAACGAACGCAGCGGAAAAGCGATCCTTGCACGCCAACGCGAAGGCGACGTGGGCACATACCACTACGGTGACAACTTGACCCGTGCGGTAAGACACGTTGCCCGTCAGCTTGTTGACTTGATCCCTAAGATTTACGACACACAACGTATCGCCCGTATTATTGGTGAAGACGGCGAGACGAAGATGGTCAAGATCAACCCAGAGCAGCCCGAACCAGTCAAGAAGATTGTGGACGAGCAAGGGATTGTGATTGAGAAAATCTACAACCCTGGTGTCGGCAAGTACGACGTGGTGGCCACGACAGGCCCAGGCTACGCAACCAAACGTCAGGAAGCATTGGAGGCTATGGCTCAACTTCTGCAAGGCAACCCTCAATTGTGGCAAGTTGCCGGCGATTTGTTTGTCAAGAACATGGACTGGCCTGGCGCTCAGGAAATGTCCAAGCGTTTTGCCAAAACCATTGATCCTAAGTTCTTGGAAGACGGCGACGAAGATCCAGCATTGCAGGCAGCCCAGCAACAGATTCAGGCCATGGGTCAAGAGATGGAGCAAATGCACAGCATGCTTCAAAACGTGCAGCAGTCCATGGAGATGCAAGACATGGAACGCAAAGAGTTTGAGGCTCAGATCAAGGCATACGATGCAGAAACCAAGCGAATTAGCGCAGTGCAAGCTGGCATGACTGAAGAACAAATTCAAGACATTGCCATGGGCGTGGTGGCTGCGGCCATGGAGTCACAAGTTATGATGATGCCATCTGTGCGTGAAGCTGAAGAAGAACAAATGCAGCAACCTATGATGCCCCCTGAACAAATGATGCCCCCACAAGGAATGCCACAATGAAAGCCGCTGATTTTTTAGGTTTATTGTTTTTGGCTAGAGACGTAGCGCACAGTGTTCACTTGAACACCCGAAGCTACTCTAAGCATCAAGCCCTTAATATTTTTTATGATCGAATTATTGGCGTAGCTGATGATTTTGCTGAAACTTATCAAGGCAGGCACGGACTGATTGGGCCGATTACTTTGAATTCGCCTAAAAAAACAACCAATATCATTGAGTTTTTAGAAGACTCACTTGCCCAAGTTGAGGCCGCACGGT